ATGTTTAAAAAGATATACGATCAAAAGTTTCAAAAAGGTGGTAAAGCAGAACCTGTAGCTAAAAAGGTAATGCCACTATTAGATATGGGTGGACAAGAAATGGATTTAAGAGCTGAAGGTGGATTTGTACCAATAGGACGTATGGAAAAAGCAGACGATGTCCCTGCAAGATTATCAAAGAATGAGTTTGTATTTACAGCTGAAGCTGTTCGAAATGCAGGTGAAGGAGATGTGGACAAAGGCGCAGAAGTTATGTATAACATGATGAAAAACCTCGAAGCCGGAGGTGAAGTTTCAGAAGAATCGCAAGGCTCAGATGGCGCACGTAAAATGTTTCAAACATCACAAAGATTAGAGGAAGTATTATAATGGCTGTACAAGAACAACGAACATTACCCGCACAATTTGTTGAAGATTTAGGTAAAGATTTAGCAAAACAGATTACAGCACAAACAGGTGTACCAATTGTAACTGGCGGTATTGGAAGTATATCACAACAAGCAGGTGAAACTGCAGAAGGTTTTAAAGCAAGACAAGATGCAGCTAAAGCATTTACAACAAGACAACAAAGTTTAGCGGGACTTGCACCACAAATAGCAGGCCAAGATCCATTACAAGCGCAAGCACAACAAGTTGCACAAGCAGGTATTGGTTCTTTTCAACCATTTTTAAATCAAGCTCAAACAGCAGGAACAGCAGCCGGAACTGCATTAAGTGGAATACAACTTGGAGCACCAACAACACAACAAGTACAAGATTTCATGTCCCCTTATCAGTCACAAGTGATTGATGCAACGCTTTCAGAATTTGATCGTAATACACAAATGCAACAGCAAAGTATACGAGATCAGCAAGCAGCTTTGGGTGCGCTCGGCAGTGGTCGAGCGGGAGTGCAACTCGCAGAGTTTGGCACAGGGGCTGCGAGAGAACGAGCGTTATTACAAGCCGGTCTCTTGCAACAAGGTTTTGGTCAAGCACAACAGGCTAGACAACAAGATATTGCAAATAGATTTGGCGTAGCACAAGGACAACAAGGTTTAGGTGGATTTCAAGCAGGGCTTGGAGCACAACAACAAGCACTGACTGGTGGAGATGTAAGACAACTTGGAACATTGGGCGCATTGAACCAAGCGCAAGCACAAGCAGGTCTTGATGCACAAAGAGAAGCTACAAGAATGGCAGCATTCCAACCACAAGAACAATTAGATAGATATGCTGGTCAAGTTACTGGACTACTAGGTGGATATCCTGCTCAGTTTCAACAATCAGTTACACCTAATCCAACACCATTACAAACTGCATTAGGTGTTGGTACAACACTTGCTGGTATTTATGGAGCAGTAAATCCAAGACCAATATTTGCAGAAGGTGGTAGAACAGGTTATGCAGATGGAACTGATAAAGAAGGTATCATGCAAGTAGCTGAAATCGATATGTTAAAAGAAGAATACGAAAAATATAAATACGATTTATTAGAACAAAGACCAGATGCAATGCCAATGTCTTTTGAAGAATTTAGAAGAATGGTTTTATCGGGCCAAGGTTAAAAATGAATAGAACACTTAAAAGACCAATGTTTAGAATAGGTGGTTCTGCAGGAACTGGTATTACATCAGGACTAGATCAACCAAGAAAACAATATGCAGATGGTTCTACAAAAGAAAGATTATTAAAAGCAATAGGTCAACAACCTAGTAACAGAAACATGTCACAATTTTTAACTCAATTTGGTTTAAATTTATTATCTCAACCTGCACAAGGTTCTGGTTTTGGTGGTTTGTTATCTACAGCAGCAACCGCGGCTCAAGAACCAACAAAAAGTTTGTATGAAGATCTTGATGCGGAACGTGATTTACAAAGACAAGTTGCATTGGCAGCAGAGCAGTCTGATATTGCACAAGAACAAGCAACAGACCTACAACTATTAAAAAATTTAGATAAGTCTACATCAAATATAATTGAAAAAGAAATACAAGCTAGAATAAATGATTTAGGTGAAACTAGAGAAGAAGCAGCTAAAATAGTTTTAAACAAAAGAGCCTACGGTGTATTAGATCAACCTGGTGAATTAAGAAGAAAATCAATTGATGATAGGTCTAGTATTATTCAAAGTAATGAAAGACTAAGTAAACCTGCAGCTGATCAAAAAGCAACATACGAAGTTGATTTTTCAAAAATACAAAAAGATAATGAAGATGTAGACTTTGATATTATGAATCCATTCTGGACTCCAAGTAGAAAAAATTATCAAGAAGGTTCAGTTTATATTGATTACGTAACAGGAAAAGCTTTTAGAAGAGATTCAAATGCACCCGCAACACCAGGAGTTCCCGAAAAATTTGTTGAAATACAAATTAAATATTAGGAGGACCTATGGTACAAAAGTACGATAGATACGCAATACAAGAGCCAGAAACAGAAACTAATTTAGCAGTATCTGTTGCATCCGGAATAGGATCAGGATTAATTAAAATACCAGTAGGACTAGCTTCAGTTGCAGCTGAAGTATATGATGCTGTAAAAGGTGAAGGTGTTAATATTGATGATAGTGCTGTTGCAAGATTAGAAAAATTTATAGACGACAGTGTTGTTGGAAATGTTTTAGAGGGTTTAGAAGACAGAGCTCGAGATACAGCTGCTGGAAGAATAACTGAAGCATTAGTTCAAGTAGGTATACCTGCTGCACGAGGAGCAAAAATAGCAGGTCAAATAGCTACAAAAACAATTAATGCTATATCCAAAGGAAGAAGAGTTGGATTAAAAAATAAAAATTTATTAAAAGGCGGACAGAAAGCAAATGAGTTAAACAAAAAAGCTAGGTTTGGTAAATATGCTGCAGTTAGTCTTGGTGGTGCTGCTGGTGCTTCAATAGTTTACGACATAGAAGACATAGGAACTTTTGGCGATATGCTTGGTGGACCAGGCGGTTTGCCTTCAACAGATTTAGATAGAGAAGCTAAAGTAAATACAGAAGACGAAGCAATTAGAAGACTTCAAAACAGATTTAAGTTTTTTGCTGAAGGCGTTGCAATTACACCTTTTGCTTATGGTGCAGGTAAAGTTGCAGGGTTTGTCGGTAAAAAAGGTAAAGAACTTGCTTACAGTAATTCAAAGTTTGAAAGACTATTAGATAAATTTGCATCAACGTTTAGACCTAGAAGTAAAAAATCACAAGAGTTGTTTGAAGGACAAATGAGAGTTACTGGAGAAGAAGGTGCTGCAGCTATTGTTGCAAAAGATTTAGTAAGAGACATAGATGACTCGTTTAAAACTATATTTAATAAATCATCATCTGCAGCTGATAAAATTAAAAACAAAGATGAATTACTAACACAGATGGATGGTTTAATAAAAGGAGCTAAAGATACAGTTGTAGGTAATGAAGTAGTTTTTCAAAACTTTAATAAAACACAATTAAAAAATTTCTACCAATCGTTAGATAATATTAAGGTTCCTAAAAAACAACAAGAAGAATTAGTTTCTGCTATAACAAATTCTAAAACTGCTTTTAACAGATTACAAACAGATTTATTACAAGGCGGTAATCTAACATTAAAAAATAAAAACGAAGTTACAGACTTTTTTAGTCAAAGATTAAACTCTACATTATCTAATGATTATAAAATATTTGAAAACAGTAAAGTATTTAAAACTACAAACTATGTCCCAACTGATGAGAAACGACAAGCAGTTGCACAGTTATTTATGAACTATGCAAAAAATAACAGAGTAAAAAACTATGGAGAAAAAGATGCATTACTAGATGTAGATAAAGTTTTAGAAAATGTAAAAATGGATCCTGTAACAAAGTCTCCTGTATTTAAATTTGAAAGTAAAAGTGCTTTGTATGATGGTGTAGTACAAGAAGCCAATATAGCTAAAATGATTAGTGCAAACAAATTTGATAAAAGAGATTTAATTACAAGTCAAAAAGATATCAAAGCATTTAGAGAATTATTTGGTGAAATAAAAGATGCTAGAAGAACAATTGTAAATAATATGCAAGCAATGTCTAGTATTAGTGCTAGAGATAAATTTTATAATCAAATAGCACAGTCTGGTAAAATAGTTTTTGACAATCCAACACAAGCACAATTAAACTTACCTAACAGACCTGGCTATACAATGAGTAGAAATGGTATGCAGATTAAATCTCCATTAGGAGAAGAGTTCTATACTAATCCATTAAATGGTAAGTTTACATCATCGGAGTTTGAAGAAGCAATTAAGTTTGCAGAAAAATTACCATTAGAAGGTTTAATGAAAGAAAATATTTATAGGTACTTAGTAGCTGTACCCAAAGGAGTTGCACAGGTTGCAAAAACAGTATTAAGTCCATTTACACATATGCGTAATTTTACAAGTGCAGTTGCATTTAGTTTAGGCACAGGTAACTTATTTAAAAACCCTAAGTTTATTTTAGATAGTTTCCAAAGATCTTTTAATACAATACAGCCACAAGTTTTTTATAGAAACACTCCTAAAGATCAAAAGTTTTATCAGTTTATGTTAGAAGAAGGTGTGGTTAATTCAAGTTCTACTTTCCAAGATGTGCAAGGATTATTAAAAGATATTGCTAAAGGCGGTGATTTTGTAGAAAGAGCATTTGGTAAATTAGGTAAAAGAATGAACAAAGGTTTTAGAGGAGCACAAGATTTATATGTTGCAGAAGATGACTTTTATAAAATATATAATTTTTTAGCTGAGTTTGATAATTTAAAAGGAGCTTATAGAGGAAGCAAAAGAACAGAATTAGAATTAATGAAAGAAGCAGCCAGTATAGTTCGTAATACTGTACCTAACTATTCGTATGTATCAGATTTTATAAAAGGTTTACGTAGATCTCCTCTTGGAAATTTCGTATCGTTTCCTGCAGAAATAATAAGAACATCATTTAATATCGTTGAACAAGGAATAAAAGAATTAAGAAATGAAGCTACAAGATCAATTGGTGCAAGAAGACTACTTGGTTTTGGTACAGCAGTAACTACAATACCACCAGCTCTTGTTGAAATATACAGAGGGATATATGGTATTACACGAGATGAATTAGCTGCTATGAGAAGATTTTTACCAGAGTGGTCTAGAGAATCTACAATAATACCACAAAAAGACAAAGAAGGTAATTACTACTATACTGATTTTAGTCACGGGTTTGCGTATGATACAGTAGTAAATCCGGTGCAATCGATTATCGCAAATGTTGGAACAGGAGAAGATGCAGAACCTTTAATATCAGAAATGGCTAGAGGTTCTATAAAAGGAATAGCAAGACTTATAGATCCATTTGTTAGTGAATCTATTTGGATACAAGCATTTCAAGATTTATATGCAAGAGGTGGTAAAACTGAAACCGGTTCAGAAGTCTGGAATCCAAGAGATCCTGAAGGAGATAAGTTTGCTAAAGGCACAAAACACTTAGTAGAGGCGTTAGCTCCTCTTTCTATACCTCAATTAGGAAGATTAGGAAAAGCAGCCATGTATGGAGAAGATCCTGAAACAGGAAAAGATTTAAGTTTCACAGGTGAACTAGGTGGTTTCTTTGGTTTTAGAAATCAAAAAATGGATTTTGAACAATCACTAGGTTATAAAATATCAGAATATAATACTGCACTTAGACAGAGTAGAAAATTTTTACCAAGACCACAAGGTAATGTTCAAACAAAAGAAATCATAGAAGGTTTAATACAAGGTAATCAATCTTGGTTTGATGCACAAAAAGTTATGCAAAAAGATATTGAGGCTATGAAGACTCTAGGTTTTGATGATAAAAAAATAGGAATTATATTCGATAGACGTGGTAAAGGTAAAGACTATAACAGTTTAGTCATAGATAGATTTAAACCTTTTGATCTTCCTGAAGGTTTAATAGATGCTTACATAAGAAATGCAGAAGAAAATGGTTATGAAAATCCTTTAACGCCAGAAGCATTTTCAGAAATAAATGAAATATTAAGAGAACTAAATCAATTATATTTAGAAGATAAATACCCTAATTTAATGCAAGAAGTAGGCATGGGAAATGTATCTGCATTACCACCAACACCTATGCCTAATGTAAATACTGTAGGAACAGCACAGCAAATTAACCCAACAACTAACTTGACACGAACACAGCAAGCTTTATTATCACCTGAAGAGCAAGTTATTGCTAGTAGGAGAACATAATGGCTAAAAAGTCAGCACTAGAAAAAATTGAATCACATGAAAAGCTTTGCAGAATAATGCAAAAGCAAACGTTCGAACAAATAAAAGAAATGCAAGAACGTATTAAAAGATTAGAATATTGGATAGTTGGAGGTATGGGAGCTGTCCTAATAACTTTACTAACAGATCTTTCAAAATAATGGAACTTACACGTAATTTTACTTTAGAAGAATTAACCAAATCAGACACAGCAATCCGTAAGGGTATCAATAATAATCCTAACGCAGAGCAAATAGAAAAACTAAAAGTGTTGTGTGAAAAAATTTTACAGCCAGTACGTGACCACTTCGGCAGAGTCAAGGTAACTAGCGGATACAGATCACCAGAATTATGTCAAGCTATTGGCAGTTCTGTAAATTCACAACATGCCAAAGCTGAGGCCGCAGATTTCGAATGTGTTGGAGTAGACAATGCTGAACTTGCAGACTGGATACATAGAGAATTAGAATGGGATCAATTGATCCTCGAGTACTACACGCCTGGAGAACCTAACTCGGGGTGGATACATTGTAGCGTAACAGAAGGTATGGATAGAAAACAATTTTTACACGCATACAGATCAGAAGGTAAAACAAAATACAAACCAATACTAGGTAAAGCAAAAGAAATATTTGTTTAAATCCAAGCTCTTAATTCTTCACCCAATACTTCGGATGCTATATTTATTTTATCGCGTAAAGCTTTTACTATTTTTTCATCAACTGTATCTTCGGCAATCAAGTCAACATAAGTCACTGATTTGGTTTGGCCTATTCTGTGTGCTCTATCTTCTGATTGTAATCTTTTTTCTAAGTCATACCCATTTGAGTAATAAATAACTGTATTAGCCTGTGTAAGTGTAATACCATAACCACCTGTTTGTGTTGTACCTACAATAAACCTACAGTTATTATCATTTTGAAACTTTTTAATATTATCTTGTCGTTCTTCTTGTGGCGTTAATCCATAATAGTCGACCACGGATCCTGGACCATATACTTTTGTAATATTTTCTATTATTTGTGTAACGTCTCTTTGATAGTTAGCCCAGATAATAGCTTTGCCTTCAGTCTCTTCTAACACATTCATTAACTCTGTAATTCTGTTGCTTGGTATTAATTGCGTGGACCCATCATCAGCTGTAAAATGTCCACAAGTAATTTGATGTAATCGCATAAGCTGTGTTAATACTGTCATAGTAGTTGTAACTTTACCATTTAACACAGCCATAGCTGCTTTTTTCATTTGATCGTAAGCTTTTCTTTGCTCACCTGTAAGAACAATATGTCTTTTGGTAAAATTTTTTGGTGGTAAATCTAAACAATCTTCTTTTAACACACGATAAGAAAAAGGCTGCAAACGTTCTGACAACTCAGAAAGATTTTGAAATTTATGCACAACTTGAATAGACCTGCCTCGAACGTGCATGGTTTTCATAATTGCATATCTATTTCTAAAAGAATAATACGAAGCGTGATCTAATAGGTACGGATCTAAAAAATAACACTGGGTATATAAATCTAACGGATTTTTTGTAACAGGGGATCCTGTCATTATTCTTCTGTATTTTGCATGATAACCTAAATCAATAATATTTTTAGTTCTTTTTGCAGTAGGTGTTTTTATTGTAGTTGACTCATCTATTGCCATTAATACTTTATGAGAATTTAAAAATTTAGATGCAAACTTCATACCTTTTTCTGTACTAAAAGCTTCAACATTCATGACTAAAATATGTAAGGCTGTTTCTGTTTCAAACAAAGATTCTAATTTTTCTTGCTGCCCTTTTGTAATATTAGCTTGCCACAATACAGTCACATTTTCTATATGGTTCGGTAAGTGTGTAGGAAGTTCTTGTTCATACCAAGTTTTTATAACACCCTTTGGAGCTATAATTAATGCACCATCAATCTTACCTTTGTCATACAACATAGCCATGTTGTCGATTAATACTTTTGTTTTGCCTGTACCCATCTCCATAAAATACGCATACGTTTCCTTATTCCATGACTTTTCTAAAGCAGTCATCTGATGCTTATACGGCTTTGTCTTAAATTTATAATTCATCTTTCTATTGACTTCTATATAAAGGATGTTATATGATTTGTCAATGTCAGAAAGTACGAAATACGAAAACTTACAAGGAAATTTTAGTCCTACTGTTTATGTTATTCAAGAAATAGCAGGAACAAAAGCAGGTGCACCTAAAATAAATATTATGGGAGCGTCTCATTATGGACAATTTAAATTTGTACTACCAGAGTTTTCACAAATGATACATTCTCCTGGACCATTAATTTTTACATTAAGAAAAAAATTAAAAGATTATAAACCAAGAGATTATTTACTACTTACAGGCGATCCTGCAATCATAGGGGTTGCATGTTCTATTGTATCTGATATTACCCACGGCAGATTTAATTTATTGAAGTGGGATAAACAAGAAAGAAAATACTACCCAATAGAAATAAACTTATATGAAAGAGGAGAAATAAATGACTATTGATTTTGAAAAAGACCAACAAGATGCAATGAGAAAGACTGACAACATTCAGTCACTTGCAGATCAAGTTGAATCATTAGAAAAAGTTGCTTCAACAATAGAAGCAGCAGAAGAAAATTTAAAATTATTAAAAAAGAAAAGAGATCATATATCTGGTGAAGTTATACCAACTATGATGTCAGAGATGGGTCTTGCAGAATTAAAACTGCATGATGGATCTCATTTAAAAGTTTCAACGTCGTATCGTGCTACTATAACAGAAGCAAATAAAGAGTCGGCGTTTAACTGGCTTCGTGAAAATGGCTTAGGCGATATAATCAAAAACGAGATACTCGTATCGTTTGGTCGTAACGAAGATAACAAGGCGGCTGATTATGCCGAACTTGCAAAAGGTCAAGGGTTCCAACCGACACAAAAGATGAAGGTAGAACCCATGACTTTGAAAGCGTTAGTCCGTGAGCGTATTGAGGCAGGAAAAGAAATGCCAACGGAAATCTTTGGGGTTTTCTCAGAGAATAAGACAACAATAAAAAGGAACAAATAAACATGAACCAAGTAACAACAAAAAAAGAAGGAGCATTAGCAGTCAACTTATTTGAAGCTGATGCAAATCAAGGTACCCAAAATATATCGCAAGAAGATCTTGCGTTGCCTTTCTTAAAAATTTTGGGCCAGCTATCTCCAGAAGTAAACAAAAGAGATGGTAAATATGTCGAGGGCGCAGAGCCAGGCAAAATCATAAATACTGTAACCAATCAGTTGTTCGACACACTACAAGTCGTGCCAGTCTTTTACAAAAGACAATACATTGAATGGCAAGACAGAGGTACCAGCACTGGTGCACCTGTTGCAATTCACGAGGCAGACAGTGATATAGTAAGTCAAACCACAAGAGGTAAAGACTATAAAGATAGATTACCGAATGGTAATTATCTTGAGAATACTGCAAGTCACTTTGTATTAACTGTTGGTGATAATCCATCTACAGCTTTGATTTCTATGAAATCTACTCAACTAAAAGTTAGTAGAAAATGGAACTCAATGATGATGGGTATCAAAATGCAGGGGAAAAATGGTTTGTTTACTCCGCCAACTTACAGCCACATTTATAATCTATCTACCGTTCAGATGTCTAACGACAAAGGAACATGGTTTGGTTGGGATGTATCAAAAGTGGGACCAGTTGAAGACAAGAATGTCTACGACATGGCAAAAGCTTTTGCAGAATCTGTAGGTAAGGGTGAGGTTCAAACAAAACATGAGAATCAAGAAGTCAAAAAAGCTTCATTAGATTTATAATATCCTAGGTAGTGGGCGTCTAAGCGAGAGTGGAAACGCCCACTTATAATATATGATTGAGAAATTTATAAATATATTTGAAGGATTAGAACGAGCCTACGGTCAATTTAAAAAGAATGATAAAAAACTTTCTGTAAAAGTTGAGGGTAGACCTTGGATCGAACATAAACCTATTACAAAACAACTTTGGGAAAATCATCTCAATGGTGTAGGTAATAGATTAGGTATATTTCCGCTAAAAGATGATGGCACCTGTAAATGGGGTGCAATAGATATTGACGTAAATAATTACGATTACGAAAGTTTATTACAAAAAATTAGAAAACTTAAACTACCATTGATAATGTTTAGATCAAAAAGTGGTAGAGCACACGTCTACATGTTTATGAAACAGTTTACGAGTGCAGAAGAAGTACAATTGGTTATGAAAAAATTTGCAGGTAAGCTTGGTCTTGCAAATATTTTAGATAGAGTTTATCCAATGCAAACTTCACTAGCAGATAAAAAAGATGGTTCCTGGCTCAACATGCCTTACTTTCATCATGAAGAAGGAAGCACTTACGCATACACAGATGACTTTGAAGACGCATCAATCGATCAGTTTTTTGAAATGTATGATCAATATGCACAAACCGATTTAATAGATTACTTACAAGAAGAAGTTCCAGAAGCTATTAAGAAAGTAAAAAAACCAAAAGAAAAAAAATTAGAGGATTTCTTTTTACCCTGCACAAAGAATTGTTTAAAATTAAATGATGGTAAGATTCCAAACGAAAATAGAAACGATTATCTTTTACATATGTATACCTGGTCTATGCGAGCAGTAGAAAAAGGTGTTAATAAAATAGAAGCATATAGCAAAATGGACGCAAAGACTTTGCTAAAACATTTTAATCAAGAGTATATGGCAAGGCCGTTAGAAGAGAAAGAAATAGATAATACGGTATTAAAATCAACTGATAGAGAATATAAATATTTATGTAAGAGGCAACAAATTAAAAAACATTGTGATGCCTCTGCGTGTGTTAGACATTTATGTGGAATAAGTCCCGAGCAAGCTGCAGATTTAGTAGAAGCTGAACAGGCTGTTGGTGATATTACAGAATACACAAGTAAACCTCCAATATTTTACGAATCAGTTGATGTAAAAAATAGAACAGGTGACGGCTTTGTAAGAATAAAAGTAGAAATGCAAGGTTCTGATTTAATAGATAAACAAAAATGGGTAAACATACTAGCGAACGCAGGAAATTTTCCACATCCAGCAGTATTAAAAATGAAACCAATTGACTTTCAAGCTTTCCAATATGCTCGACTTGAAAAAAGAGTTTATGAAGAAGCAGATGAAGAAGCAAGTGATCTATATGAATTTAAGATAATGGTTTACAACTTTGTTAGAAAAGCAACTGTGTCTTTTGATAAGAGTGTCTTATTAGATAACGGTTGCTATGTAGATCAAAACACTCACGATCTACATTTTAAATTAGGAAGATTAGTCGAATACTTTCGATCTCAAAAAGATAATACTTCAATTAAAAAAATATGTTTTAATTTAAGACACATAATGAAAGCTAAAAAGAACAACGGCAAAGTTTATAATCCAGCAAGTAAAAAAGAAGTATCTTGTCCAACCTGGCAGTTTGTTTCAGATCCAAACGAATACCATGTGTTAGGCGATAATTCTAAACCAACAAATCAAATAACTCATGAAGAAAATTAGAATAGCAGGGCCACCAGGTACAGGTAAAACAACAAAGTTAGTTGAGATATACTATAAGCATTTAGTAGAAGAATACTCCCCAACAGATATAATAGTTATATCTCACACCAATACAGCAGCAGATCATATTAGAGAAAAAATATATGCTGATGAAAGTATTGATGACTTTCAAAAGAAAACAGGACATGAGATTTTTCACAGAGTTAAACAATCAAAAGCATCTTTGGAAGAAAACGTAACTACGGTACATAAGTTTTGTAAAAACCGGGTAAAAGGAAAAGCATTTTTAATTGAGGACTATGACATTCTAAAAACTTTGTATCCAATGTTTGACAAGTACACATCAAATAAAAAATTCAACAGTGTGCAGGGTTTGTTTGCAATACATCCTTTCTTTAGGTTTATGAGTTTTGCAAGAGATAATGGTAGAGATGTATTAAAATATTATCGAAGTTTAACTTTTGAAGAAAAAGAAGACTATCAATATACCGCTGAAGAACTTATTAAAATGGAAGTTGATTATAATAAATTTAAAACGAATGAAAAAGTAAACGGACGGACTCCTAAAATACTTGACTTTCAAGATATGGTAGAAGACTTTCACAACAACAAAGAAGAGTCAGAGAAGTTATGTAAAGATATAAAAGTATTAATAGTAGACGAAGCACAAGACTCAAGTGTTATACAAAGAAAAGCTGAAGAAGTAATGTCAAAGAATGTAGATTACTTTTACAAAGCAGGGGATCCCGACCAGGCTATATTTGAGTTTGCAGGAGCTGATCCCGATTCATTTCACAGAGAGTTTGCAGATCCAGAGATAGAACTAGAGCAAGGTTACAGGTGCCCAAGAGTTGTTAATGAATATTGTAAAAAAATTATAAAAGATATTTGGAATACGTATAAGTACGAAAGGGTTTGGAAACCAAGAAAAGAAAATGGTCAAATTGTAGAGGGTGAAATATTTAATTTATCTAGTTTAACGCAAGACCCTTTTGCGTCTGAACTTAAAAATAGAATAATAAATACCAAAGAAAATTTCATATTTACTTATAGAGGTGGAGAACCTAGAGAAATGATAAACTATCTAATGGAAGTTGGTATGCCAGTAAAAATACCTAACAAAGAAAAAAGTAAATTTAAATTTAAATACCCTACTAATGAAGTAAAAAATCAAAGAGAGTTCTTAAGTTTTTCAAAAGGTGAGTATAAATCTTTAACTAAAATTAAAGCAATGTTTAAAGGTATGCACCCTCAATATCAATTAAAAACAATTGAACAATTAGAATCTGTAGACAGTGGAAGCTATGATATTAAATGGTTAGTCGATAAAGGGTTTGTCGTTCCTGGTATAAAAGACATAGATGACTTTCAGATGATTAGTAAAGTACAAACAATTCAAATGAAAAATTATATAAGGGAAATTGTTAGTAACAATAGGGACCTAGAAGATAAAAGAATATTTTTAGAAAACATACACACAATTAAAGGTAAAGAATTTGATAACGTAGTATTTGATTTTAAACTAACAAGACAAGAAAATCCGTTTTCAAAAAAGAGAATGAAGTTTGTTGCATGTTCACGTGCAAGAAAAACTTTATGGTTATTAAAAAGTACAACTAACTTAACATTTGCAGGAAAGGAGGACATACAATGAGTAAAGTATGGGACAAGCAGCACGGGGGAAGTCACTACCAAAAATATAAAATTCAGCCGAGTAAGTTTGTAGTTGAGAATGAATTGCTATATCCGGAAGGATGTGCTATAAAATATATCATAAGACATAGGGACAAAGGTAAGAAACAAGATTTGTTGAAAGCAATACATTTTATAGAAATGATTATGGAGAGAGATTATAAATGATACCAGAGTTGACGGACTTAGACATAAGAGATGGAGATGTCGTTGCTGTCGACTTAGAGACACACGATCCAGACCTCAAGACTCACGGATCAGGGGCCATCGTAGGCAAAGGCAAAGTATGTGGCATTGCTGTTGCTTATAGAGATGAGAAATATTATTTTCCAATTGCTCACTTATACTCAGGACAAAATTTAGGAAAGAATACAACTTGGAAAGTTTTAAATCGAAAGATTTTTCAAAACGAAAAAGTTACAAAAGTATTTCACAATGCAATGTATGACGTTTGTTGGATACGTGCAGCCACTGGCATGATGTTAAAAGGACCTGTATATGATACCATGATTGCAGCTTCTATAATTGATGAGAATAGACAACGATACAGTTTAGATTCTTTAGCAAAAGATTATCTAAATGATAACAAATACAAATATGATTTGACAGATAAGGCAAAAGAACTTCACGGTATATCTGATCCTATGACTAACATGCACAAACTGCCTTATGATTTAGTTGCAGATTATGCAGAACAAGATGTATTACTAACATTAAGACTTTGGAATAAGTTTGAAAAAATAATTAAAACTCCAATAGGGACAGAATCAAAAAGTAAAAAAACTTTAGAAAACATATTTGATATAGAAACAAGATTGTTTCCGTGTCTTGTTGAGATGAGATTCTTAGGAGTAAGAGTTGATGAAGAGAAAGCAAAAACATTTGGCGATACTCTTAAAAAAGAACAGGCTGAGATATTAAAAACAATTAAAAAAGAAACTAATCTTGATGTTGACATTTGGGCTGCTGATTCTATTCAACCTTTATTGGACCACCAAAAGATTACAGATTATAAAATTACACCTAAAACAGGACGCGCTAGTATAACAAAATTATATTTAGAATCACATACAAATAAGTATTTAAAAATGATTGCAAAAGCCAGACAGTTAGATAAATTATTCAACACTTTTGTAACTGGTATTTTAAAATTTATACATAAAGGCAGAATACACGCAGACATAAATCAAATAAGATCGGATCAAGGTGGTACAGTTACAGGTAGATTTTCTATGCGAAATCCTAACCTACAACAGATTCCAGCACGAAGTGAACTAGGTAGCAAAATAAGAGAATTGTTTTTACCAGAAGAAGGACACAAGTGGGGATCATTTGACTACTCACAACAAGAACCTAGACTGGTTGTGCACTATGCTTTGAAGAATGGCTTCCATGGAGCTGAGGAGATGGCCGAAGAGTATAATGAGGACCCAAGCACCGATTTTCACAAAATCGTAGCTAGAATGGCTAAAATCACCAGGAAACAGGCAAAAACGATTAACCTAGGCTTATTCTATGGTATGGGAAAGAATAAATTAGCTAGATCTTTAGAATTAGAAAGTGATGAAGCAAAAGAATTATTTGAAAAATACCATAGTCAGGTACCATTTGTAAGAAAGTTATCACAAGGACTGCAAGATTTTGCAGAAAAGAATAAAAATATTTACACACTAGAAGACAGGTTTTGCAGATTTGATAAATGGGAACCTATTAATAAAGAATGGAATGCAGAAAAAGGTATATTTGAAATAAGTGAATACAAAGAAGTTGATGGCGTCAAACAGATAGTTAAATCACCTGTACCCATTTTAAAAAAAGATGAAGCAGAAAACAGATATCTTGCAGAGCTTACTAAAAACTGTCAACCAGGAGATCCTAATCTTGAATACTTTGATAAACACTACAGACCAGCGTTTACATACAAAGCTTTGAATAGATTGATACAAGGGTCTGCAGCAGATATGACAAAAAAGGCAATGGTTAAGTTATACGAAGCAGGTATCATACCTCACATACAAATTCATGATGAACTTTGTTTTTCAATACAGAATGAGGACCAAGCTGTTAAAATAAAAAACATTATGGAGACTGCAATTAAATTAGAAGTACCAAACAAGGTGGACTATGAATCTGGACCAAATTGGGGTACAATTAAATGAGGATAAATTATGGCTTATTTAAACGCGAACATACCACCAACTTATGCACAAATAAGAAAGGAGTATTTGTATGATCTTAAAAAAGGTCACGGAGAAGTTAGTGACTGTATTATCTTTGGTCTTAGCGCTCTTACAGGTCGTGCTATATTATTTCACGCTATTATGGAAAACGGTGCAATATTTTATCGCTTACCAATTAGCGCGTTTATTCAAACGGGATTTGAGCCATCCGGAGTGCCCACAAGACGACTTGATGAACTACAGCTCTGGAATTGTTTTTCTTATTATCCTTCTGTTCATCGTTGGGACATACTAGACGGACAAGCCGGTAAATACATAGGTAAAGATAAAAAATGGCATCCAGGTAAATATTTATTTACTGTTGACTTTGCACATCCTGAAAGTAATATACTTGACACTGATCATTCAGAGATTCCGCACGAACACAAGTGCGCTCACATAATTGCATTAGACGACGGCAATTTTGCAGCACAACCTAACAATAGATGTATATGGGACATACCTTCTTTTACTGTAAAAGATGATATTCCTGACTGGAAAGTGCAAACATCTGAATGGAATGTAGAAGATAGTAGAGCATGGCGGACAGAAGATACCGACAAGTTCTTCTATGAAATAGAGGAGAAAAAAAATGATTAACAAAATAAAAGACAAAGCTATGTTTTATTGGATGAATCACAAAGTTTGTGTGATTATCATTGCAGTAGCAGTAGTAGCTTTATTAATTAAATAATGGATTTAGCAAGTTTATTAAAAAAGAATTTTGTATTAGTTCCGGTCGTGGCTTCGGTCCTGGTCGGAACTTTTACTGGTGTTAGATATGTTGTTAACTTAACAGATACAATTAACTCTAACCATCAAGAAATTGTAGATTTAAAAAGAGATTTAAAAGTTGCTGAAGATAAAATTACAGAACAAAACACAAGACTATCATCAGCCGAAGCAACATGGCAAATGGCAGAAAATTTATACAGACAATTAGCAGATCAAGTCAGAGAACATGATTATGATATTAAGGATTTAAACAGGTAATGTATGGAGGTTCTCAGGATGAATTATTATTTTACAGGATTACTTATCTTGGCTCTTACAATTTTAGCATTGTTTGTAGAACCTGCTTATCCTAGAAACGAATATCTTAACGACTATGGTGTAAGATGTGGAGAGTTTGAAATAAGAACCGATAAAAGAGAAACTGATTATAATTATTCTGACAGTAGCACTAATGAACAACAATATTTAAGTTTTACTTATAGAAAATATTTAGGCACAGACTGTAAAACAGCAAAAGAAAACGTAGCAATTAAACAACAACTAGAGCTAATGAAAATGTGTGGTAGAGTTAACAGCAATCCTAGTCTTGCATATAATTCAAACTTTGATTTATTGGTATCTAAATGTAGAGGTGTAACTCCTGCACGAGATAATACTAGACCATCTGACTCACAAAGTCTTTGGGATGACATGAAAGATGAGTATAAAAAAGAGAACCCAGAGGTCAATTTAATGGGAGATAAGTTTATAAATTCAGGAAAAACCAAATTGGACAAAGGTGGATTGAAAATACCACCAAAAGATTATATACTGCCGCTACCAAAACCAAAAATAAATGAGTAAAAAACCTTTAAACATATCTGAATCCGCTGCCGTGCAGATGCCTATGAAAACGGTTGCTAGCTTAATTTTGCTCGTCGCAGCCGGCACGTTCGCATACACAGAGCTTACGGCAAGGTTAGTATCGTTAGAGACTTCACGTGAGCTGTTTCAAAATGATTTGCTTAAAAAAAGTGAACAGGTCCCCGTCGATCAAGAGCAGATATTTTTAATTGAGGATCTTTACAAGACTGTAGAAAAAATGGAACAAACTCAAGAAATGA